CGTTCTCGAACGCACGGAGCCGACCCGAGAACGGGACCGCCTCGACGCGGACCTTCTCGCTCCGCTCCTCGGTGGCCTCGGGGGCCGGCGAGCAGCGATCAACCACGCTGCGGAGATTCTTCGCCGAGTCGGCAACCGACTTCTCGAAGTCGATCTTCCGGGCGAGCTTGGCGGCGTCGGCCGTCAGCGTCTCGAGTTCGAGGTCACGCTCGGCGATCTTGTCCGCGTCGCCTTCGATGGCCCGCACGGCGTCGATCCGGTTGGCGAGGGTAACGGCCTCGTCCTGCAGCTTCTTGAGGTTGTCCACGTGTGTTCTCCGCCGGCGGTATTGCCGATGGAGTTCACGGTCGCACTAACGGGCATCCCTCTTGCAGAAGCGAACTTCGGAAACTGTTGTTTTTACAAACACCACGCCACGAGCACCGCATCGCGGGCAGCGTAGATACCGCTGCCGCTCGTCACCGCACGGGCGCGAAGAACGGCACCGCAACTTCTCGCCGCACGTGCAGCGGGCGTCAGCCATTGCGGAGCCTCAGAGAAGCAGCCCAGGCGGCGGCGACGCCCCGCAGGGCCGAACGCGAACGATCCGCCTGGGCCGCAGGCTCGGGCGTGGGCTCGGTCTGCGACGCCAGCCACGCTTCATAGGACCGCATGGCGACGCCGGCCGACGTGGACGGGTACGCGGGCACCAGAACCGGGCCAACGTCGTACAGCCCGCTCACCTCGCGGATCTGCCGCACTGCCTTGCCGTCTTCACCGGTGCGGAACGATTCGTTCTTCGGGTCCACCGTGAAGGCGAACGACGAGCCACGCACGTCACGCCGCTGGATGAGCTCGAGCACGTCAGCCCGGCTCACGGGCGGCGTCACCACGTACCGCAGGCCCTTCTCGTCAGACGAGAGCTCCAGCGTGCCGGAAGACGTGCGACCGAGGACGATGTTGCTGTCGTGATTGAACAGGGCCACCACGTCGCCCTTGCCCCGCTGGCGGTTGAGGATCCTGTCGAACGCCCCCGGCAGGATCTCTTCCTTGAACCCGCCAAGGTCAAGAGAAAGCCGGTTGTAGACGGCGGCATAGCCGATGATCGCGGCCCGGCCATCGGCACGGCTTTCCACGATCAGTTCGTGCTCGTCCTCAAACGCGAAGTCGCGGCGTTCAATTTCCATCTGTCGTGTCCTCCTCTTCGGCCTGGTCTTCGGCGTCATCGGCCGGTGTGTCTTCAACCTCGACGACTGGCTCGGGTATAGGCTCCGGGGCCGGCGGCTCCTGGCCCAGCTTGTCCAACGTGGTCATGTTGAGTTGCACGAAGTGGCGGTCGCCGTCAGGGCCGATGGGGTTGAGGTTCTCGGCCTCGCGGATCTCGTTAATTGTCATCCAGCCATTCTGGAGCGCCGACACATAGAACGCCGCCCGGCTGGTGTGGTCGCCACGCAGCAGCCCGTTCACGTTGTGCTCTGCGAAATACCGCTCGTCATCCACGATGAGGTCGCGGCTGATGGCCGCTTCCCATCTCTTGAGATGTGGCAACAGGCAGTGCTGCACAAACTCCGTGCCTTGCACCTCGATGTTGCTGTACGTCGAGCGGGTCAGGTCTTGGATCATGTGCGGCGGCACACGGAACGCACGGCAAATCTCGATCACCTGATACTGCCGCGTCTCAAGGAACTGGGCCGCCTCGTTGCTGCCGCTGAGCTCGTGGGCCTTCACGCCATTCGGCAGCACCGCCGTGCGGTGTGCACGATCCGGCCCCCGGTGCATCCGCTCCCACTGCTCACGCAGACGCTCAGCCGCCTCGGCCGGGATGGGGTTATCAGACTCCAGCACGATGCCAGGCCGGGCACCGTTGCCGAAGTACGTGGACCCGTGGGCCTCCAACGCCTGAGCCAGCCCGATGGCGTTCTGGAAAATCTTGTACGTCGGGATCGCCTTGATGCCGTCCTCGGTCGTGAACCGCAGGGCGAATATCTGCTCTTGGCTGTAGACCGTCTGCCGGCCGCTCGGCTCGCGGTAGCGATACCGCAGCGTGCCGTCTTCCAACCGCTCGGCTTCCATCCGAGACGAGTGCAGCGGCCACAGTTCCGAGACGGCACCTCGAGCACCTGGGCGAATCTCGGCGTAACTCGCACCGTAGTGGAGGTACATGCCCGTCATCCAATCCCGAAACTCTTGGGCCGTCTGCCACGGGTTGGGCTGCATGTGCAGCAGCCGATACACGGGGTGGCTCGTGGCCTTCTGCTTGCCACCATTGGCGAGCCGCTCAAAGACGTGGAGCGGCAGAGCCGAGACGGCGTCAGAGATCACCCGGATGCAGGCCGTGTAGGCCGAGCACGCCATCGAGTTGTCAGCGTTGACGCGAACGCCAGACGGCGTACGGCTGGAAGAAACCTCGGGCCAGTCGATGCCACGCAGGTCGTACATCTTGTAGTCAGCGACGGCGTTTTCGTTCATAGGGTGATGATGTCCCAGTTCTGCTCGGCGGCCTTCCGCACGCTGTTGGCTTCCCATCCACCCAAGGCGAAGATGAGGGCCACGATCCCGTCAATGCGGCAGGTGCTTTTCTTCTTGACCGGGCGTATGTCTTCAAAAGCCCCGGTTTCGACGGTCACTCCTGCGGCCATCCAACTCAGTACCGGGTTGCCCCGGTGGCGAATCTTCTGCTGAAGCACCAGGCTCTCAAGCAGCTTGGTGGGGCTGCTCATTGAGCGGAAACCCTGACCAAATGATTCCACGGTCAAGCCCGCTCCTTGCAGTTCCACCCCCAGTTGCACGGCCCCCGACATGTCCATCAGCACCCGTTCCACTTGGTGCTTCTTGGCGTACTCCAGTACGTACTCGCGGATCACGCCGTGGTCGATCACGTTGCCGCTGGTGGCCGTGATCCAGCCTTCGTTCACCCAGTGTTGGAACGGCTGGCGGTCTGTCCGCTCGCGTTCCATGATGAGGTCACGCGGGCTGAACAGCATGCAGTCAACGTCGAATGTCCCGTCATCGTGCGGGAACAGTGCCGTGACGGCCGACAGGTCGGTGCTCTTGGATAGGTCCATGCCCAAGATGCACGGCCTGCCAGCTAGCGGCACTTGCGGCGGCAACGCACACGCGGCCCACTTGTCAGGGTCCAAGAAACGATTGCTTGTCTCTGTCCAGATTCCCAATGAGTAACGCAGCCAGCCGTTGAGCTTTGTGGCCTTGTTTTTGGCCTCCATCGCGTCTGACGCGAAGGACTCCTCGGTCATCGTGACGCCCATGCCGGGATTGCATCGCCGCCAGACTGCCGGCGAGAAGTAGTCATCCACGTCCTTTTGTGCCGCCCAGATCCGCCCGTAGAACCTCGGATCGTAGGCCGGGTCCGCGATAACTTGCTCGGCGTACTCGTGCTGTTCCCAACAAATGCTTTGGCGGTCGCTGCCGGCTGTCGTAATCGTGCAGATCAGCGGCTGCGGCCGAGACCGGCCCGAGTACCGCAAGGCTTCCCACAGTTTTCTGTCGGGCTGGGCGTGCAACTCGTCAAAGAAAACGAACGAATACGACGGGCCTTCAGCCGAGCCAGCATCGCGCGAGATCACCCGCAGGCTACTGTTGTTGCTGCGATTCACAATCGTCTTGCGGCTATCGATCACCTCGAGCATCCCGCGAAGCTCAGGCGAGCCAAGGATCATCTTTGCCGTTTCGTCGTAGATGATTCCGGCCTGGTTGCGGTCCTTTGCCGCAATGCACCCCAGCTCTCCTACGCCCTCCATGACGAGGTGCCAGATCGCCAGGCACGACAACAGCGTGCTCTTGGCATTCTTCTTCGGAACCTCGAAGTAGGCGACGCGATACCGACGCCGCTTGTCCTTGTCCTTCCATCCGTAGAGTGGCCTGATCACTTCGTCTTTGTGCCAGTCCAAGAGCCGGATCGGCTCGCCAGCCTTGGCCGTGGCTCCGTCCTTTGTGTGGACGCACACGCCCTCAAGAAACTCGATAATGAGCTCTGGGTCTGCCGGGTCGTACGTGAAGCCCTCTACCCACTCACGCCTTCTGGCGGCGGGCAAGGAACTTGGAGAGGACGCTTTCTTCCTTGGCATCCGGCTCAACCTTGAGGCTCGTTCTGGCCGCTGGCGACAGGCCAAAGTCGCTCTCTAACTGGCGAAGCTGGGCCGCTAATTTGTTGGCTATCGAGACTTCGGGCCGCTGTGCGATGTACTTCACGTCGCCCTTGTCGTTCAGAATTGGGTACGTGTCGCCCTCTTTCTTGAGTTTCGCACGGGTGGCAAGCCACCATTCGTAGGTGTCGCAGTAGCGGGCGAGCGCCTCGATGTCTGCCCGCGTCATCACCTTCACCGCCTGGAGCAGAGGCAGCAGCTCGGCCCACTTACCGGCGGCCACCTCGCCAAGATGCGACGGCATCACAACGCCATCAGCTGTCGGCTGCGGCTCGGCCTTGTTGATTGGCCGGCAACCGGGATTGCCACGCAGGATCTTGAGTTGCGTTGGCTGCGGACGCGGACCCCTCTTCCCCATGCTTCCTCCTCAAGGCACAACCGTAGCTGGCCTTCTACCGTGTCACCTTTCGCCATGTTGCATTTGCGACAAAGACACTGCGAGTTCTCAAACACATTGCCGGGGCTGCCTTGCACGGACAGAGGCCAGATGTGGTCGTGCTCAGCATTTCGAAGGTTGGGCGTGCGAGTCACAGGATGCAACACATATTCTTTATTGCATGCCACGCCGCACTTCTGGCATACCCAGCCATCTCGATTTAGCACTACCTCGCGCGTGCAGGCCGGGTCAAATGTGACGCCGTAGACCTTGCATCGCTTGCGGAGAGATCTGGCCAAGGCGTGCTTAGAAGCCGCGTCGCGGACAGATTTTGCACGACGAATCCGTGGTCGATCAGCACCCCAGCGATGGTCGCGGTAGCACTCTGGGCAGCAGTACTTCCCTTTATTTCGCCATTGGTCATTTGTGCGGTGCTTCATGCGGAATTGCTTGCCGCATTTTGGGTTCTGGCAGACAAGCGGCTCATGGTATGAGCACTCGCGGCAACAGAAACGATGGCCTTTCGCCAAACGCCCTGGCTTGGTTTCAAACTGTTTGCCGCACCGCTCGTTGGCACATGTGGCGGTTAGGCTTTTTCGGCTTGCCAACCGCGAGCAGGCCACGCAACAAAACTTCTGAGCTTTCCTCTCAGAGCAAAAGTCCATTCCGCATCTCTGGCATTCATGGCGATGACGCGATTTGCTCTTGTCGCGGTTGGCATGTTTCCTGCGAACCCCATCGGCAGCTTTGCATTTCTTGCACTTCTTTTTGCTTGGGCCACGCTCCCCAGTGCGGAGCAGTTGCAGGCCACAGCCGACGCATGTTGTGTACATGCGTCCAACTTGCCGACAATGTCAAGCAATCAGACCTACCCCCCCACCGTTAGATGCACGGGCAGATTTTTAAG